TAGTTCCTTTCTGTTAGTTGTTATTCTTAATTCCCCAAAGTTTACTAATTAATTGTGTCTGTTCTGTGGCTAAATCTTTATAATAAAAATAATGATTTAGGTCCGGTGGTTCGCACATTAATGCAAGTTCAGATAGATTGCCTTTGCAGAACATTATCATTCGTTCCCACAATAAAATTTTCTCTACCATTTTAAAGTATAGAAACTCTAGGTGATCTTTACGCATCAACTCATGTTTATCGTCAAATATAATATGGTCTTTATCATTAGTGTAAACCAAAAAAGGTTTCTTCTTTGCACACATATAATAAAAAGCAGTTTGAGTTAAATTTTCTATAGTTGGTTCAGTTGGTAGTGCTTGACTACTCATTGAATATTCATCTTTAAATTTTACTTTTCGTAAATTAGGTGGCTTCGTTTTTAATTCTATTATTAAACTGTCTGTTTCATAATCTATTTTACCTAGAATTTCTTTAATCATTGTCATTTCTTTTTTTCTTACATGACGTTCACATTCTAATTTACTTTTACCTATAATATCTTGAACAATTTTTTTCGTAACTCCAATACAATCATGAGCAAAGTCTATCATCTGTTCTCTACCATAAGAATCTTTGTCATCCACAGGTTCTTTCTTATTAATGTCTGATAGTTCTTTTTCAAATGATATTTTATAATCTCTATCCCACTCTGTCATAGCTTGTTTCTCTCGCTTCCAAATCGTATCGCCAATTAATCTTTGGACAGTATTGTTTACTAAATTACCAAAGTTAGCTTTGTATCTAAAAGGGAAAGTTCGTCTTACATTTTGTGGAAAGGTATAATTAATTAAATTTTTAGCAAAAGGTGTAGAGGTAGATGAGTAAGACCAATGGTCCAATCCCTTACCACCATTAAATATAGAAAATGCTTTTGTTATATCTTTTCTTTGCATAGTTGTTTGGTGTTTTTATACAGATAGTTTTCCACTATGTCTATATAAATATTGACTTGTGGATAAATATACCTTATTGGTTATACAAATTAACAAATCAGAAAGAAACAACAAATGACACTTAAAGAATGGATGAAGAAAAATAAGTTAAGTTGTAGTGAGACCGCAAAGAAAGTTGGTATTCATAATATCAATCCAAGCACAAATATTTATAGGTACAAAGAGGGTCAGCGAATACCCAGAAAAGGCGAGATGAAGAAAATATATTTAGGCACAAATAAAGAAGTTCAACCTAATGATTTTTATGACTTCATCTAAACCTAAATTTAAATATAAAAGAGTAAAAATTATTTGGCAAGATATTGTAACTAACCCAGAATGGTTTGAAGATTTGTCTGATGTAGATAGATTAACTTATAGTTGGTGTGAAGATACTGGATACTTATATTATAAAGATAAGAAGATGTTAAAAATCTTTTCATCTTTCTCTTATGATGGAGATAAACTTACAGTAGGTACAGTAACGACTTTTCCAAGATCAGTAGTAAAAAAAATAGAGGTATTAAAATGACAGATGTAGATATGTTTAAAGATTATAGAGGTAAGATTAAGATGTTAAAAAAGAAACTTAGAATATCTAAGAATATTTCTTGCGATTTAGAGATTATTATTGAATCACAAAAGAAAGAGATAGATACATTAAAACAAATTATTGCAATACAAGAATTACAAATGGACACTCCTAATAAAACTAGAACCAATAAAATATTTCAGCTTAAATCTATACTTAAAAAATGTAGAGAAAGAGGTAAGTTTGATTTAGCAGTAAAATTAACTAATAAATATTATATTAACGAAGATATATTAAAAGAAAGCTACTACGATTAATGAGATTATTTTTATTATTAATACTCATACCTTTGACTAGCTGTGCTGATGTTATGTTATTAGGTAGTAGTTATGGTGTTGTAGGATCATCTAATACTTATGTTAAAGCATATAATACTATGGATGTTGTATCTTTAACAACCACTAAAAAAGATATTAAACAACACGCATACGATAAGATAAAAAAGAAAAAAAAACAGCAACCGGCAGCTACTTTAAATGAATTAAAACTTATCACTAAACAGCTTGTAAAATTGACCGCATTACATCAAGAAGTTAATTTAAAATTAGATCAATTAACAATACAAGTTGAGCTTAATCAAGAAAATGTAGATACAAGACTTATTGATTTAGAAACAAATAAGTTAGTTGCGTTATATAAAAATAAGTATTCTAATTTAATGGATATGTATAAAAAATCTCGATCTTATAAATCACCAAGACAACTTGCTGTGGTTTTACAAAATAAATTAAAAAAACAAAAGGAGGTAGACTAATGGGTGAAATTATTCTGGGAACATTATTAATTTTATGGATTGTGGGTAGTATAAGTGGCTTATAATCCTCTACCTATATTCTGTACTATTAAACCTAGTTTTATTCATGGCTTAGGTTTGTTTGCTACAAGAGAGATAAGGAAAGATACTGAATTAGGTATCTCTCATATTGAAGTTGATGATGTTTTATATAGATTGCCTTTAGGTGCTTTTATTAACCATTCGGAAACATCTAATTGTGTAAGAGTAAAGGTAAATAATAAATGGTATTTGAAAACAACGATAGATATTATGCCTGAACAAGAACTCACACTAACTTATAGTTTATATAAACCTGATGAGATTTGCTAAATACTTTGACAAAGACCTGTATTCTAAATGGCATAGATTATGGGATGGTATCGCTATGGTCGATATTGATGCGGTAGAAATCTGTAAGAATAAAGGTTGTTGGAAACCACTAGCTATTATTGAGCATTTATACGATACTGGCTCTGATAAAAAGAAATACACCAATATTGTAGAGCAGATAGGTAAAGGTCTAAATATACCCGTTTATTTGGTCTATTACAAAGATGTAGAGGATGACACCCTAGAGTTCCGAGTTGCTCAAAAATACCCTATCTCTGAGCCATTAAAAGCTATGTCTGAGCAGGAGTGGGTAGGTACTTTGTTTCATCTACAAGCAGAGCATCAGAAAGTTTGTAAACACAGAAAATAAGGCAATGCAAAAATATTTACCGCACATTCGAATACCATTTAAACTCTTTGATGATGAGAGGATAAGAAAGATACCAGAAGAATACCGATCATCTTCATTGCTAATCCTCATATCCTTATTGAAGTTTGTAAACACCCAAAATGGACAATGCTATCCCCGTCAGTCTACTATATCTAGTATGGTTTGCTTACACCGATCTACTATATATAGATGTACTGAATTACTACAAGAAGTTGGTATCTTAAAAACTAAACGTCTTAAATCTACTTTGCTATATACTATTCATTCTGATTACCTTGTTAATAAGAAATACAATGTCTCATCAAGAGACAGTAATGTCTCATTAAAAGACATGTCATGTCGCATGATGACTGATATTAGTAAAACTACCATTAAAGAAACTATCATATCTAACTTAGTAAAAGAGATTGTCGATACTGGAGGGGATAAAGAACTTATTATAGATAAATTGTCCACTCTACCCCGCAATACCCTTACTAAAGCAATTCAAGAAAAAGATAACCCTTATTATTGTAATTTAGCTCTCAGTAAACAAGACGAAAAAGGCAAAGGTGTGCTGGTGGATATTCCTAAAAACATAATGAATGAGATTAGAAAGAAATCACATTTTGGTTATCAACAAAAGGTAAGTAAGACTAAACGAGATCATGACCGGAAGATTAAGTCAAAAGATTTATTGCGAGGCAATAGCAAAGACTAGTGGTAAAAGATGTAGAGCCAAAGGATATTTTACACCTACTACTAAACGATTTCTTTGTAGATTTCATAAAGGTTGCTTTTCAACAGATAGCAAGACTAGAAAATACAAAGGACTTTTTAGGAATAATACGTTAAGTATAGACAAAAAGATTATTAGATTAAAAAACTTAAAAAATTTTAGAGATAAAACAGATGAACAAATCAAAGAGTATATCCAAAGTGAAGAAAAACGATCTCACTCTTTCGGATATAGAACAAAGTACTATACTAGGCACTATCTACGATGGAGGTCTAGCCATAGACGTAGCAAAAGACTTAAAGATCAGCTTACGGACTTTTTACAAGTACTTAGAGACAAATCCAAAGTTTAAAGCTGAATTTAATAAAGCTCAGGAAGTAGGCATTAAAACTTTAGTTGAGAAGATGCTACAAATCTTTGATACTGGACAAATGGACTTATCTCCAAATGAACTTTTATTCATTAGAGAAAAAAAAGATTTTCTTAAATGGTTAGCACCAAGAGTATCTAGTTTATTTACTGAAAAGCAAAAGATAGATGTTAAATCTGATAGTGTAGTAAAGATTTCATGGGAGAGTGAACCTGATCTGATTGATGTGAGTACAGCTGAAACCATACCCACACCACCAAAGGATTAGTTAATATTGGTTTTGTTTTACTTCTACTTCTACTGTAATTGTTATATCGTCAGCATCGTGAACATCAGATAATTCATCAAGTAAAGATATAAATTTTTTACTACTCATACCATCATTACAAGTATGCGTACCCACTACTATATCTCTATCGTGTTTTTTCTTTTTCTCATTCCACCTACTACCGATTACTTTTATAAATGTTTTGTCAAAGTACATTGTTCACCCTTTCGTTGTTTATTATTATAGTTTCTTATAATTGTTTGAGCCATTACTCCACCCTCTTTCATAAGAGTTATAAAAAGCATTTTATACAAATACTTTCTATGAACTTCTGTATTATTCCCAACCTTGCGATTTTCTATATTTTTTATAATAGTCATTTTTTTTCTTTTCTTCTTTTATCCATTGCCAACCAAATACAACAACGGCAGTTAGTATAATTAATATTAATTGCTTCTCGCTACTCATTATATAAACCTTTCTGTTCCTATTAAATTAATAACTATACCTTTTAATTTAGGTTTTTTATTACCATGATAAGTCCAATGAGTATCAGATATTGGTAAATCTTTTACATCATCAATAGCTACTACTAAATTTTTAGCTACAACTTTTGTTGATACAAATTCTTTTTCATTGTAGTCATAATTAATAAAACTATAAGTTTTTAACTTATCTTTTATTTTCTTTTCTTCATACATTTCCTTAGTCTTTTTTTTTCTCCATTTTTTATATCTTTCTTCGTGTATTCTAGCTTTGTTGCCATCTTGTAGTGCTGCTTTTTCTTCGTATCTCATATTATTTTTCCCCTTGTTTAAGTTTGATTTCATCTTTCCAGTTATCAATCATTTCTTGTTCTTTTTGTGTCGCTTTCTTGTCAGCAATAAACTTTTTAACATGATCTGGAAGGATATTAGAACCTACATAACCATCTGAACATATATATTCAAATGGTTGCATATGCTCTAACTCTTTATGTAGTTTTTTAAACATTTTTTTTCTTTATTTATAATTATTGAAGCTAAAATATAACCGCCAATAATTTGAGTAGCTGTAATTAAACAACCAACAAATAATATATGTAATATAGCTTCAAGCATTAATTAAAATCCATTTTTTGCGAATACATCATTTATTAATTGAGCTATAAGGTATTCTATACCTAAATAGCTCAAAAATAAAATGAATGTAATCATTATTGATACAATAATTATTTGTTTAAACATTTAAATGTATTGCAATCTCTTCAGGTGTTAAAACTCTAACATCTTTAATATTGCAATTATTTTGCTTTAACCATTTATTAATATGCTTTGTAGTCGTCATAGAATACTTATGAGAAGTTTTAAAAAATCCCTTTTCATCTAATCCCGCTACTGGTGTTGAGTATGAGAAAAAAACACTTTCGCAAGGTGTTTTCCCGTTTGTTATTTCTGTCTCGTTGTTTCCATGTTTTATTAATTTTATCATTGTGTCCCCTTTGTTAGTTGTTTATTATTAAAACTCATGAACTTTAGCTTTATTAAAATCACAATCTTCATAATGATAATTAGCTGAAACATCATCAGAGTAATTTTCTTGTGAAGTTGTTTCAAAAGCTAAACCTCTTGCTCTAGCTTTTTCTTTTGCTTCTTGTGGACTTGAAGCCTCCACATCAATTAACTTTAATGCTTCAACTTCTATTCTGTACGTTTTTTTCATGTTTTTTCCTTTGTTGTTTTAGTTGTCATTAGCCATATTGGTATATTATAAATAAGGCATAAATAAGGCATATATTAATTATTTTATGTGTGATATATTTGCAACAATATGAGATATGAATACTTAATTACTGATACTGATAAGAATACTGAAACAATAAAAGCGATGAGTTATAAAAAGTTATTAAAGAAGTTATCAAGTAAGTATAAGAATAAATTAGTTCAGATTAAATATATCAATAAGCATAAACATGAATTGATTAAGTTGGTTAAGATTAAAGAAGTAGAGTAGTAAAGTCAGTATCCATTTACAATCAACAAAGTTTTTTTCAATGCGTATGTGATCGGTTTAGATTACTATTGATAGCGATAAATTATCACTAGTAATATAATGGCTAGAAATTGCCTATTTTGTGTTTACATTAAGGCGGGTATACCCCAGCATATGCGTGCATAATTTATTATATATATACTCCGGATTTTCAAACAGACACACAGACAGCTTTTAAAGTAACCCACACCTAAATATAAACCCCTTTATACTTTAATTTTTTTTTTATTTACTATATCTAGTAGTATATGTGG